TTGGACTTAAAGTCATCAACTCCTAATACTGCCATTTTCTTATCTCCTTAGCGCTATTAAACTGTGCCAACGACTTCTTCAAAGTCGACACCAGTTCTCACCGCCACAAAGTTAAGTGTGACATAGTTGATTGAACGAGCCGGTTTGATGAAGATGCTAGCGATAAATTCATTCCTATCAATAACTTCTGCAGTGTTGTTTGTTTCATCAGCAACAACACGGAAGTCAGTGATACCACGTCTTCCCTTGATTTCTCTTAGTACTGGCTCAACGATGTTAACAAATTCTGCTCTTGTAAATTCATCATTGAATTCGAAAAGAACTTGTTCAGCAGCTCTTGCGATTGCTCTTTCAAGTACGAGGAATAATCTACGCACATTGATTCGATCAAAAGCAGAAGGTCTGCCAAGTTTTGTCTTATCACCAAAAAGAATGACTCCGGATCCTGGAATATTAGCAATTGGGTTAACACTCTTTTTATACAAAGTATCTCTTTGAGCCTTTGTTGGAGTATATGCCAATGCTGTGATACCAAGATACTGCCCTCTTCTTGCACCAGCAGGTGAGAACCAAGCTGCTCTATTCAAGTCTGTTGAAGCCATAAGTCCAGCAGTAGAAGATGAAGCAGGGATGTTAATATACTGATCGTTATACTTATCGTAAACTTTCAGATAATTTCCATCCATTACTAGGTAAGATGAATTGGTAAACGTATCAGCAGTTGTGGTAGCATTAGTTACTGCAGTCGCAGCAGATGTAATACCAACAACATCACTTCTAGCAGGTGAAGCAACAACCACGCAATCTTTACGTGTGCTTTGTGCTGTAGAAACAAGATCGTTTACAACAGTTGTTTGATCACTTCTAGAAGACATACCAGGAGCAATTAAGAAATCAATTTCTACCTGATCCTTATCTTCAAAAAGATCAAACCCTGTTAAAAATTCTGAAGTGGTTAACGCACCAGAATTCACTCCTCCAGCCATATTATAGTTAGTAGCTGCAGTTTCACCATTATCAAAATTATCACCACTGTCGACACCAGTACCGGCACCACTAGCAGTATAATCAGAATCAAATCCTACCATGTAGATATATTCTGATTTTTCATTAATAATATTTTTAACATAGTTATTTGTACCATCAGTATTTTTAGCATCTGATGCCACAGAAACAAATGGATATGTTTCTAGAACTGTACCAGCAACACCAGAAAACTTACCATTATTATCAATAACAGCTACGTGAACTTCATCATTTGATGCACTTCTAGCAGAAGCATATGTGCTTGTAGAAGGCACTTGATCAAATGCAGAAGCATATGTCCATGCGGTAAATGCCGTAGCATCAGGAGGACAAATAGAGACCCTCAGTGAATTGCCAAGTTCACCAGGATATCTGGCGAGAAACGTATGGTTATCTGAATCAAGTGCAGAAAGTTGAGCGTCAAAGTCATTTTTATTTTTGACGATTTCTGCATTCAGACTGCCATCAGAATCAGCTCCAAGCTGACCTGTTGTTGCTCTTGCGTTTTTAGCAACCGATGTCACCTCTCTCACAACTTGTAGTGAGTTTGAATATCTAAGGTAATACGATGCTGTATGAAAATCTATTGTGTTAGCAGAGTCCGGTGAAGCAAAGTTAGAAACAAGTTCAGCTTCATTTGAAACTCTTGTTCTTTGCTCTGCTGGACCCCATCTAAAGTTACCTACGATTGCGCCTGTAGTTGACTGGACATTTGGCACACCGCCAGTCAGATCTACTTCTTTGACAACAACCGCTGGTGATTCGGACGGTGTAAAAAGTGCCATGAAATTTTCCTTCTCGATAGACTAATTATAAGTGTTCATAATACGGTTGTTCAATACCATTATTTATAATTTAAAAATTTTCATCATATTCAATGGACCACTCATGATTATTTTGTTCTAATTGTTGTATATGTTCACTCCCATCATCAATAAAACCAAATGGAACCATATCATCTTCAATTTCTCTCATTTGTTTCTTAAATAACATATCTTTTAAGTTAATATCAGTCATATCACCAAAGTATTGAGTAGATGAAAAATACCCAAACATGACTAAGTTCATCATTAAATCATCATGGTTTCCATCAGCTGCTTCATATGATTGACCCTTTGCAACAAATGTTGATATTTCTAAAATAGTATTCTCGTCAACTATTTTAAGTTTGTTATTTTCTAAAATATCTTTAATCGCAGAACAACCCAGTCTTTTTGTTTTACGAGTAATTTCAATGCCAATAGCATTTGCTTTAATTGCAGACTCAAGATGGACGTTTTCATATTCTAAATCATGATATAACCCATTACAAACTACTGTTCCCTGATCATTTGATTCAACAACAACATAAGCATCATTATAAACTTTTGCATACTTATAAATAATATTCGGGAAGAGCAAGGGCGAGATAGTGTTGTTGCGATATACAGCAACCTGTTCAAACGGGCGAACGCTAATATCGATCAAATTAAAAGTAGAATAGTCCTGGCCTCTTCCCTTTGATACATCAACTGTCATAATATAATCATGGTTTTTTTCCGGCTCTTTATACATTAATAAATCGCCACCTTCTAATGATTTAACATAAGGTTGCGCCCTCAATCCCATCAAGGTTTCGGCATTAATAAGTGTATCACCTGTTCCAAAGAAAGTATTACCAAACTCCTGGTCGAACTGCAACTGAGAAGTATTTGCTACTGTTTGTTCTTTCCACTTTTCGTCTCGTCCTGGCACGTCCCACCAGTCAACTCTGAAAGGAGTGAACTCATTAATTTTTTGGACTGATCCTTCCCATATCTTATAGAAAGTATTGCCGATACCATTCGCAGTTGATGTGACGATAATTTTCGTATCTTTTCCTGAAGACACAACGGGATATGTAGATGTGTAAAATTCATTTGCTCTCTCCACAAACGCAAACTCATCTAAGTATAAAAGGTTGACAGAAAGACCACGAATAGAACTACCTGAAGTAGCAGCTGCAAGAATCCTAGAATTATTACTAAACTCAAGAGAACCTTTGTTAAGTGCTTTACAACCAGGCTGTAAAAAGAAAGGTATGTTTTCAAGCATAAGAGTGATACGAGAAAGCATTTCACGAGCAGTGGCACCTTTGTTGGCAAGAACTGCCACGGTTTTTTCACTGTGAAAGAGTGCGAACCAGAGAAGGTATGCACATGCTGATATTGACTTACCCGACTGCCGGCATGCGAGTACAATGTTAAACCTATGCTCATTAAATTGCTCAAACATTTTTTCCTGATAAGGGTAGAGTTTAAATGGAACTAAACCCTTGTCAAGTGAGATTACTTTACAATATTTTTGTGCGAAATATACAGGATCTTTGCTTACTTTAGCATACTCTTGTATTAATTCTTTTGTCCACTCTTGAATAACACCGTCACGTTTTACATTCGGATTGCCAAGATAAGTATCATTCTGGTGTAACATCTACAATATCATTTTCATCATTTAGTAATTTTTGTAGATCAGCAGTAGAACCAAGGAAAATATTATTATTGGTCGTACCTGCTAATTGCTTCACGTCTTCCTTATTAATATCTTTATTCTTTTTATTTAAATCCATTAATTTATCATTAATGTCAGACACATTTTTCATTAAAGTGGATAGTACTTCATATGCTCTCGGATGTTCAGACTCACGAGCAACTTCAATCATATTTTCTAAAGCGTCTTTACCTTTGTCTATTAATTCGTAATAGGTATCACGTGAATATTCATAATCACTTTTAATTTTGCTATCATCAGACATTATACTATATTAATCGTTCCTGTGATATCAGCACTTGACGATGCTTGATAATAAAGAGTTGCTGGAGCATTCATAGGTGGTGTGAATGTTAATACACCTGCCTGTTGACCATTATTAATTACACCATTAGTATATTGATCACCAGTTCCGGTAGACTGTGCAGTTTTAATGTAGATTGGATGCGTTAATGAAGTAATATTAAATTTGTATGTTTCACCTCTGCGCAAATACAATGTAGGATTACTAGCACTATCTAGGAAAAATCTATCATCTGGTTGAAATACAAGAGCTGCGGCAGAATCATTTTCAGCAGTAAAATTATATGTGACATGATCTAGTGAGATATTTAAACCGTCTGAAGTTAAATTTAATGCAGTACTAATCCCCGAATCACCTGATATCGAAAATGTATCTGTACCAGTTGAAGCAGTTACAGTACCAGTATTTCCTGTGACTGTTTTAAAGACCAAACTTGGGATTTCTTTCCATGCATTATTATGTGAGAAATACGCTTCACCATCTGAATCACTGACAATAAACATACCTTCATATGTTGTTGCACTTGGAAATGCTGCAGCATTAGCATATATATTTGAATAAGTAATTTGATTAGAACCAAAATCAATATCTTTGGTTCCAAATTCAGACATATCACTTTCTAGATTAGTAATACGTATTCCATAACCTGATACAGTAGTATTTAATGTTGTGATATCATCATCGTTTGAACTTACAGAAGACTGTAATGCAGAAATTAAATCTGTTTGAGTAACATTACCGTCTTCAACAGTATCTAATCTACCATCTAAATCAGTAAAGTTAGCATCAAGTTCTGCAAATGTAAGAGCAGAACCCTTTGTAGTTCTTAAAGTAATGGTCATTTTAATTTACCCTATAATGTTTTCTGTATATAATCATCGACCACATAACCAGCCACAACGTATGGATCAGTATCTTCAACAGTATCAAGGCTATTTATATCAATAGTAAAGCCAAAATCACTATCAGCGAGACCTATAATATCTATTGGATTAGGTACTACATTGATTTTTTCTGCAAGTGCATCCTCATTAGGTTCAATTATATAAAGATCCGCATTTGCTTCTCTAATAATAGAACCGGAAGTGATATTCCCATAGAAACTAACTTTCATTTCAAAATCTAAAGTGTAGACAATAGTTCTTCTTTGCTCTAATGCACCTTCAAAATCATCTGCAAATGATACACTTTGAATAACAATAGGAATATCTTCTTTAAATTGTGGATACTTATCAGCAAATGGTTTTATCGTTAATGAATATTGCGGATTAAAAGTAGGTAATATTTGCTCTACTAATTGTAATGCATCATCTTGACTTTTAGCGTATATGTTTAATTGAAAATTTATATTATATGGAACTGGTG